TTATTCTTTTCCAGTCAGCCAGTCCATCGTCACGCCCAGGACCTCGGCAAAGATCATCAGCTCGTAGTCCGTCACGAAGCGGTCCCCGGTCTCTATCTTGCTGATGGCCTCCCGCTCGATGAACACGCCCTTGACCTGCATCCTCGCAGCGAGGTCCGCCTGGGAGATGCGTTTGGTCGCCCGCACCTGGTGGATGCGGTCGCCGGAGATATTCTTTTGTCCCTCAAAATCGTAAATCTTCACGCGCAGCCCCTCCTTGGCACCTTGACAGTACCACGGAAAAGGGCTATCTTTGTAATAAAGATTTACAACCTTTATCGTTTTGGTACAAAAAGTGGGAATATCTCACTTCACGTCCGGCAGCTTCTCCAGCATACCGGCGGCCTCCAGCAGATTGTAGATGATCTGGGCCGTGGCCTCGCGGGTGATGGGCTTCTGCCATCCGTAGTTGCCAGCACCGTCTCCGGCGAAGATGCCCTTGCGCTTGCAGTAGTCGGTAGCCTCCTTGGCCCAGGCAGAGGGCGTGTCGCCGGTATCGGCACAAGAGGTCAGTTGCTTTCTTGCCTCGTTAATATCCATGTCGAAATCCTCCTTGTTGTCCGTTTTGGTGTAGTACGCCGGGAGGCCGAAGCCCCGGAGATACTTTCCGTTTACATCGAGCGTCCGCTCCTTGACGCTATTCGAGAAATTGCCTTCAATGACCTTGAGGACGCGCCCGCTCACGCTGGATACAATACCCACATGGTCGGCGGCTCCCCGGTCGTCGCCGGAGCCGGAGTCCTGCCAGTCATAGAAAACCACGTCGCCGGGCTGTGGCGTGATACTCTCGTCCTCCTCCCAGCGGCTCACCGCATGAGAACGATAGAGGGAAATCATAGCCTCGCACCCGCATTCGAGCGGCATAATGTCCGCAAGGCCGCATTTGATAGCGACGGCAGAGACGAACGTCGCGCACCACGCGTCCGTGTACTGCACCTGATAGCCCCTTGCAAGGGGCTTGTGGGCGTTGTAAAGATCAATGATGGCTCGGTGGCTTCCGTCGCTTTCCCTGCGGCCCAGCCAGCCCCTGGCCGTGTTCACGACCTTTTGCCGCAACTGCTGCTCCGTCATGCCGCGCCGCCTTCTTTCAGAACGCCGTGGTTGAGTTCGTAGACGGCGGCCTCAATGAGCGCGTCGATGCGGTCCTCGTCCAGAGTGATGCCGTGCTCCGCCAGCCAGTTGAGGACGTAGGCTTTCTTCTCCTCGCCGCGCCCGCTGCCACGGTAGATTTGCTCCGCAGCCGTCACGGCGATTTTCACCCAGGCATTGATCTCCGCCTGCTGCTGGGCCGTGGTCCGGCTCTTGATGTAAGGGATGACCACGGCGGTGATGACGGCAGCCACAAGGGCAGCCGCCGCTTCAATGATGGTCGTAATATCCATGATGTGCTCCTTCCTTTACTCCACGATTTCCCAGTCGTCGGCCAGCATATCCGCCTGGCTTGCAAGCCATCCCATTTGCACGCCGGAAGTGCCACAGAATGCGATAGCCTTGTTCCCAATGGCCGCGTGCTCGGCATTGACGATTGTGCCAGTCGGGGACGTGTAACTGATGGCAGAGGCCAACTCAATGTGCTGGTTCTTTCCGTTCCAGCCCGCCCGTCTGCACTTCTTCCCCTTCTTCATGGCCTCGATAGCCAGCCCGAAGTTCATACTGTCGATGGGGCGGTACGCCGCCTCGAACACGGCCTTGGGGCTGAAACTCTCGTAGCCGTCCGGGTAGCGGACCTTATAGCCCTCCTCCACGGGGTCCATGCTCTTGGGGGTGGGCTGGCCCTCCTCGTAGACCCTGCCGCCCTTGCGAATAGCAGGGACTGCCTCAATGATTTTCGTGCCGATATAGGTTTTCATTTCGATTTCCTCCTTTAGCAATCTCGTTTGATTTTCTTCTCCGGTGCGTTGCTCTTGCCGAACACCACCCCGTCGTTGTGCTCGAAGATGTTCTCCACCACCTTGAGGACGTTCACGCCCAGGATGGTCTCGATGGCCTGCTTGGACAGGTCCACCACCGGGAACACTTGGCCCAGGCGCACCGTGGCGTACAGGGCGATGAGGTAGGACATCGTGACCCACCCCAGCGCGGCGATCTGCGTTGTCACGAACAGCCGCCGCGTGGTCGTCTTAATGTTCTTCATCTCGTACCGCCTCCAGATGGTCAATGCGGTGGTGTGCGGACTTGGCGCTGGCCTCCACGGCAGCCAGACGGCCCTCCACCGCTGTGTTGGTCTTGCGCTGCTCTCGCTGTTCCGTCTTGATCTCGTCCGTGTTGGACTTGATGTACCCCAGCTCTGTCAAAACGGTGCCGAGCTGTTGGCCGCTGCTCCTGTCGTCTTTCCCCTTGTTGCGGGAGAAGGTTGCATAACTGATGACAGCACCCAGCACTGTGCATACCAGTCCCACGATGATGTTCCACTCCATTGGTATCACCTGCCTTTCCCATTGAGCATATCAAAGCCCCGCATCCTTTTCGCCCCGAAGCAGATAAAAATTTGAAAGAGAGGGATTGCCCTATGAGCCTAAAGGGAACAGAAATGACAAATGAAGAATACTTGAAAATTCGCGCTTCACTCCTTGAGAAAGAAATCGCAGAGCAGGGGAAGCAGCAGCGGAAATATGTCTTGCAGCGCAATATTGCCCTGGTCCTCTGCGCCGTTTTCTTTGCCATAGCGCTGCTCTTTGCTACGCGGCCCGCCTCGGCAGCTCCGGCGGCAAAGGCGGCGGTGGTGAGCGCCCAGCGGGCGGAGGAAGTGGTAGCAAGCGCTAACAGCGATAAGTACCACCGGCTCACCTGCGATTATGCGGACAACATCCTGGAGGAAAACAAGGTCTACTATAAAACGCCCGCAGACGCGGAGCGGGACGACAAATACGCCTGCTCCGTATGCAGGCCGTGAGGAGGAATAGATGTGAAAAAATGTATACTATACATGAAAGTCGTGTTGTTTTTTGTCGTAGCTGCCCTGGTCTGCCTTTGTATTTCCTGGGTTGGAGATGTTTTCCGGGCGGCATCATATCTTCCTTGGTATAAACTGGTTGGTACTGCTGCGTTGTTGTTTGCGGTCGTCGCAATAGCGATATTGAGCATTCATGCTGATAGAAATGATGCAGAGCGGAAAAAGCGGAGGATGGTAATAGAAACAGAATTTGAATGGGGCGGAGAACTGGACAAATATTTCCGTTCACGCGGGATAGACACGGACGCAGACAAGGCCGATTTTGTAGAGCGTGCAGCTACGGCGGCGGCGTTTGAAGAAAATAAGAAGGGCTGGGATTAACTCCCGGCCCTTCTTTCTTTACCATTCGCTGGTGTAGACGGTCCCCCAAAGGAAAGCCCGCTGCTCGTCGGTCAGGCCGGAGAAGTCCTCCAGCCATTCCCGCACATGGTCGCTCTTGGCCTCGCCCTTCACGGTCTTGCCGTCTGCGTCCTTGGTCCCTTCCATCTCGTTGTAGGCGGTGTGGAACAGGACGTACTCCCAGGGTTCGATGCCCTGGGCCTCTGCGTCGACGGCCTGGGCCATCCACTTGGTGTTGACCTCGTACTGTCCGTCGGAATGGTCCGCCAGGGCGCTCTTGTCGGCCAGATCATAGGCCGCCTTGAGCACCTTGTCGCGGGTCTCGTCGTCCATTCCCCGGAAGATGGGGCTGCTCGCCAGGTCGTCGGCCATGCTGCGGTAGTCGTTGGCCCGCTGGTCGGAGTATGCCCGGTAGGCGCTGCTCCCCAGGTCGTCCGCGCCGAAGGTCTCCTCCTTCTCCTTGACAGGGGCGTATTTGTCCCTGCTGCCGATAAGGTCCCGCGCCCTCTGGGGCAGGGTGTAGTCCGGGTCCTTCTCAACGGCCTTGTTGTAGCGGCTCCGCATGGCGCTGTCGATGCTTGCGCCGTCCACGCCCATGCTGTTCATCAGGTCGTCCCTGATGTGCTGGTAGGTGTCCATGTCGCCCTGCTCCAGCGCCCGGTACAGAATGGCGTAATAGCGGTTCTTGTTGCCGGTGTTGGAGATGTTGTAGATAGCCTTTTCCATCTCATACTGGAGCGGGATGTTGCCGGTCTCCACCGCCGCGCTCCGGGCCAGGCCCCACATATCCCGCGTCAGGTTGTAGGCCGGGATGCCGAACATCTTTGCACCGGCGGCCAGCAGTCCCTTGAGGGCGTAGGCCCTGGTCCGCTTGCCCTGGCCGTCGGCGCTCTGGATGGCCGTCTGTCCGGCCTGGATAAGGTCGGACACGATCTCCATTTCCGTGCGGGACACGTCGTAGCCCTGCATGATGGACAGCGCGTCCTTCACAAAGGGGATTTGACCCAGGGGGTTCATGTTGCTGCCGACGTTGCCCTCCATGATGGCGTTCCAGGCTTTCTCCCAGGGGGTCTCCTCGTCACCGGAGATGCCGGTGAACGCAGCCCGGAAGCGCTCCCAGTATTTTTTATCTTCGTCATCGTCGCGCATGGCGTCGATAAGGCTCTGGGCCAGAGCGTTGACCACGTTTGTCACCACCAGGGCCGTGGCCGCCCGGCCCATCGTCTTGATGGCCTTGCCGCGCTTCTGGCTGTTCTGTTCGTAGCGCACCTGGTCATAGGCCCGCATCAGCAGGTTGAGGCTCATAATAGGCTCGCCCATGAAGCTGGTCGCCTGCTTCACCACCGCGTTGCTGGAGCGCATGATGTTGGACCGCTGGAGCACGCCGTCTACCACCTGGGTCTGGTCGATGACCTCCGCGAACAGCTTTGCCGTCTGCCGGTAGAACGCCTCGCTGCCCTTGGTGAGGCCCTGGTGTTCCCGCGCCGTGGCCCACTCGCAGGCGTTCCACAGCTTGCCCCAGGTCACGGCGTCCGCCGCACCCGCGGGGGCGGAAAGGGCGTCGTTCAGCTTCCGCACGTTCGTCCGGTTGTCGAACAGCGTCTCGGTCATCTTGTAGGGGCTGGAGATGTCGAAGCCGCCCGCATCCTTCCGCATGGCGATGGGGGAGTATTGCAGGGCTTTCTTCCATCCGCTCCCCCGCGTAACGCCTCTTGCAAGGCCCCGCGCCATGTCCTGGGGGTCCAGTACCGCCGCCGCCCGGAAGAACGCCGTGGGCTGCTGGATGACCACGCGGATGTTCGCGCCCACGGCTGCGCCCTTGAAGCCGCCGATGGTCTTTCCGGCGATGTCCCACATGGGGCTGTCGCCGGGGGCGTTGATGCCGTTCTGGATGTCCTCCATCAGGTTGTGCCAGTATTTTTGACTGCCGGGGCCGCCCACGCGGTCCAGCAGGCCCTTGATGGTCTTGCCGGTTGGGTTGCCCTCCTCGTCCCGGAACTGGTAGTTGAACAGGCGGTTGATGTCCTCCATCGTGCAGAGCCAGGAGGCATAGTCCGTCATGTCGGAGGCGTGGTTGGCAAAGGTGGTGAAGATACCCGCCAGGTCCAGGGCGTTGCTCGCGTGGGGCATCGTGGTCTTTGCCATGCCGATGTTCTTAATGGAGCGGGTGTTGTTTCCGCCCTTTTCGATGTTGCTGTGCAGGCCCTCCTTGGCCGATTTGATGGGCCAGTAGTCGCTCTCGGTGAACTTCTTATAACCGTAGGCTTCCATGCTGGCCTTGTTGCCGTAGTCGGCCAGCACGCCACGGGTCAGTCCTTGCAGGCCGTCCGCGATCTTCACCTGCTCCGGTGTTAGCGTCCCGGTGATGTTCACCAGGTCGCCCTCCGTCAGGCGGATGCTGTCCGTGCCGCGCCGGATTTGCGAGGTTTTGATCTCTGGCTGCACCACGCCGCCCTTGAGCAGGTGGTCGTGGGCCTGCTTGCGCTTCACCAGCTCGTACAGCTCCGCCACCTGGGCCGTGGAAAGGGTCAGTTTCTCGCCTCGCTCCGTGGTGAAGGTATGCGTGGTCGCCTCCAGCTTCTTCACCGTCTTGGGGTCCACGATCTTGCGGACCTCCTCGGCCACATGGTCCACCATGAGCTGCTGCTGGTCCTGCGCGTCCCGCAGCATCCGGTAGACCGCCTTGCCCGCCTCTCCGTAATGGGAGAAGAAGGTGTACGGGGTCTCCAAGTCAATGAGGGCGTGGTTGCGGGTCAGGCTGTTCTTGGCCCGGCGGCTGCTGGTCCCGATGGAGAGAGCCTGCGCCCAGTCCGCCGTCCTGGCGTACTTGGCCTTGGACAGGACTTTCCCCGCCGTGTTCACGCTGTGCTCCACGGCCTTGACCACCTGCCACACGGTTTGAAGCTGCGCCACGCTCATGTCGGCCAGCTTGGTGTCCTTCATGGCGATGACCGCATCAAAGCCGCCCTTGATGCCGTCGGCGTCGCTGCCCAGCAGGGAGGGGTCAATGACCATATCCCCGCCCTCGGCCACGATTTTGGCGTACTGCTCCTTGAGGGCGCGGAACGCCTCGGTTCGCTTGGTGGGTGTGCCGCTGCCATCCTTCACCCGCTTGCCGTTCTCGTCGAGGGTGTACTGGCTCTCCTGGTTGATGCTCTCCAGCATAGCGGCCACGCTTCCGCGCATAGCCTCCGGGATGTGGTGCTGGTCGCTGGGGCGGAGGAGTTTCTGGGACAGAGCGCTTGCATGGCGGGTGATTTTGGCCCGCAGCTCACGGGCCGCCCGACGTTCCCGGCCCGCTGCGTCCTTGGCCGCATAGCGGTCTTTCAGAGCACCCATCTGCCGCTCGCGGGCTTCCCGCTCCTTGGCGATGGCGTTCTGTACCCGCTGCCGGTTTTGCTCCCGCAGTTCCGCCAGGCGGGCAGCATTTTGCTCCCGCACCTTCTGTATCCGTTCTGCGTCCAAACGCTTCTGCTTGGCAAGTTCCCGGCCTCCGGCCATTTTCTCGCCCAGGATGGCTTGGCCCAGCCGTTCCTCGCTCCGGGATTTCTGCTCTGCCAGGCGGGTGGTGTACTGCTCCCGCACCTTCTGGACCTGCTCCCGGCCCTTGGCCTTGGCGTTCTCCAGCTTCAATGCCTGCCGGTCCGCAAAGGTCTTTCGCGTCTGGGGCAGGTCGAAGAAGGTCTCCATGATCTCGTTCGCCGCGCCGGTCACGGCCTGGTCCATGTAGCGGGAGAAGGGGTTGTACTCGTTGATCTCGCTGATGCCGTCCAGCACTTCCACGATATGGAGGAGCTGGTCCGTTGGGTGGGTCTGCTCCTGCTCGCTGAAAAACTCCGGCCAGCGGGAGGAAAGCTCCTGGTACACCTGGTCGATGTTGGTGTGGCCCTCGCTGCCCAGGTTCAGCCGTCCGAACTGCCGCTTGCGGAAATCGCCGTAGTCTGCGATGTCCCCGTGGTACTCCTTACCGTAGATGATCTTGGTCGTCCGCAGGTAGTCCCGCAGGTCGCTGTACGCATCGTACATATCGCTGTCCACGGCCACCGCGTTGCTCACCAGGGTTTCCGCGATGTCCTCCGCCCGGCGGCGAGCCTCGGTGTAGGTCAGCTCGTCCTTGCCGTCGTAGCCGCTGGCGATGTAGTCATAGAGGCTCTGGAGGTCTCCCTGGATGTCCTTCACCGCGATGTCGGCCCCGTAGTTCTGGATAAGCTGTTTCGCGGCGGCGGTCACGGCCTTTTTGTCCGTGGTCACGCGCTGGGTCCGCCGGGTCTGGCCCTGCCAGTAGTCCCGGCTCTCCTGGAGCTTCCCGTTTCGGCGCTGGATGGCGATATAGTCCTTCATCTGCTCCCGCAGCAGTCGGTTTTCCTCCTGCAAGGAGGCAACACTCTTGCTTTCCGTCCCGGCCTTGAGGGAGAAGCGGGCGTCGTCCACGCTGTTGATCTTGGCAAGGCGGTCCGCGTCGTCTCCGGTCTTGTATTCCAGCATCCGCACACCGGCCTGCTCCAAACCGTCCCGCAGCTTTTGGCTGCTGTCGTCAGGAATGACGGCGGCCAGCACCTCGTCAAAGCCGACGGCCCGCTGGGGCTTGGCCTCAAAGTAGCCGGTGGGCATTTCCGCCGCCGCCTGGTAGACGGCCTGGATGTCCTGGGCCGTCTGGCTGCTGATTTTGTACCCCTCCTTGGAGAAGGCCCGCATGATAGCGTCCACCGTCCTCTTGCCCTTGGACGTTTCCATCAGGATGCTGCCGATGATGTCGCTCTCGACGAAGGAATTGTCGGAATGAGCCTTGTTTCCCTGCTTGATCTTCGTGATGATGCTGCCGATCTGGTCATCAATGGCCTGGAGCTTTGCTTCATACTCGGCCCCCTCGTCCATGCCCAGCCGCCCGCTGTCCGCCTTGATCTCCTGGATGCTGCGGTATTCCGGCGTCGCCACGGATTGCAGGGTCTTGGCGCTTGCGCCCCAGGTGTTGCCGCCGCGCTCCTCCTGGCCCTCCTTCATCGCCTTGACGATGTTCTCCAGGGTGTAGGCATAGTGGAGCTGCGAGAAGCTGCGGAGATTGCCGGAGGGGGTGTAGGGGTCCTTGCCATTGTAGATGCCCGCCTCGCCCAGCAGGCCGTCCAGCTTCCCGGCAATCCACTCCTCAACGGCGTGGTCATCCACGGCGCTGCGCAGCGCGTCAGAGGTAGCCATCCGGTCAATTTCGCCCTTGGTCGCGCCGCCGTCCTGGTACATATCCCATGCGTGGTGAACGATGTCCTCCAGGGTGAAGATGGAAACGCCGTCCATGGAATTGTCGATGCGGGTCTGCCGTCTTTCGTTGATCTCCGCGTCGGTCCAATGCCTCTTGACGGCCATTCTGCGGAGCATGGGTTCGCCCTGTTCCCGGTAGTAGTCCCGGAGAATGTCGCGGATGACCTCGGCATTCTCGCCCAGGGCGTCCTTCACGCTCTCGCCGGTCTCCAGGTTGGCCTCGATTTCAGCCAGCGTGTTCACGCCCAGGCGGTCAACCACCTTTTGCAGGGTGTCGTTACCGAACTTGTCCCACACCTTGTCCATCTTCACCGGCTCCAGGCTCTTGCCCTGGTCTGCCAGATAGGCCGCCCGCACCGTGTCTGTGGAGGCCAGTCTCTCCGCCAGCTCTGCCGTGCTCCTGGTGCTGGTGTCGTCGATGCCCACAGAGCGCAGAGCGGCGCTGTTCCCGAAGATACCCCCGGCCACGGAGACATCCCCGGCAAGCCGGTGCAGCTCGTGCTCCACCTGGGATGCCTTTTTGCTGTTCACGGGGTAATCTACTCGCGGAGCTGTCGGCGTCCAGGCGTCGCCGCCGTACACCTTGTTGGCGCGGAATAGCTGCGGGTCGATGGTGTCCTTGCTGAACACAAGGGAGATGGGGCCGTACTTGGTGTGCCCGTCCCTGGCTTTTACAATGGCGATGGAGGGCATGGGCAGGCCGCCCAGCTTGATGGCAGCCAGGATGCTGTTCTCGTCCTTGTTGTGCAGGGCCAGCAGCTTGTCCGTCTCCTCCACCGGGGTCTTGAGAGAAAATTTCGTCTCTTTCTGGTTGTCGGCCTTAAAGCGCTCGTGCAGCTCGCCCAACTCCTTGGCGTATGCGTCGAAGTCGTGGAACACATGGGCCGCAGGACCGTCCACGAACATATCTGCTTTGCCCACCGCGATATGCCCGTACATCGTCGCGTTGAACTCGTCATAGAGGCGGGCCGGGTCTGCATTTTCCAGCGTGGTATGCTGATGCTCTGCCACATGGTTCAGCAGCACACGGGTCATCCCGTCGCTCATATTCAGCATCGTTGGCGTCCGTTCCACAAAGTCCAGGTAAGGCTTGTAGCCTACCTGCCGCATCACATGAGTGACCTCGTGGGGGGCAAACATCCCCCGATTCTTCTCCGGCAGGGTCTCCCGGAAGAAGATTTGCCCATCGGCAGAGAACGCCGGGGTGCTGCCCTTGTTCTTGGCCCATGTCGCATCCGCCCCAACAAAGCTCGGCACGCCGTAGTCCCCCGCCGTCCGCTGCTCTGCGTAGGCCACGCTGCCCTTGGCCGGTTCCACCGTGTGGCCCTCCGCCCAGGAGCGCACGGGTTTGGCCCCGAAAGACGGGTTTACTCCTCCGTGTCGTCCAGAAGCAGCAGAAAGCTCTCTGCGAACTCGTCCATCTTGGCCTTTTCCTTCTCGGTCAGCGCTCTGCCCATATCCTTCTCGGCTGCCTGTGCCAGGTCTGCCGCCAGTTTCGCTTTCTTGTCCATCCTTGCCGTCCTCCTTCAAAGAATTTCTTGTTGCGGCCATTGTATCATTGTCGCCCTCTCCTTGCAAGGTCTTTGCCTGCCGGGCTGCCGCCTCCAAGGCTGCCGTCAGCTTCCCCTCGGCGGTCTGGGCCTTTTTCTTCTCGGCCCCAGTCAGCTTATCAATGAGGGAGCGGATAGCGTCCCGGACCTTTTGCAGCAGCGTCCGGTCATCCCGGTGCCGCTCGATGAAGTCATCCAGCACCTTGCCGTCGTCAATGAGGCGGCCCGCATAGTCCGCCGCCACCTCGTCCATGGCCTGCTCATAGGTCAGCTCCACGCCCTGCGCGGCGTAGCTGTCGATGCGCTTCTGGATGCTGTCCTGCTCCTCCTGTGCCACGATGTCCCGGAACGTCCGGTACTCCGTGGGGGCAAGCTCCTGCATCCGGTGGGTCATCTCGTGGCCCACAATAGCCAGTACAGGGTTTTCATTGTTCCGTTCCACCAGCACCGTGCTGCCGCTGATCTGGGCATTGGCCGTTCCGCCGCGCACACTGTCCACGAACTGCACCCGCACGCCCAGGGCCTTGGCAACTCTGTTGACCTTGGCCGCCGTCTCGGCGGTCAGATAGACGCGGCTCTCACCGTTAGCGTCCAGAATGGCACGGCCCTGCTTGTCCTGCAACGGTCTGCCGCTCTCCACGGCCTGCTTCACAAAGTCGTCATACACGAGACCGCTGTCCTCTCCGGCCACCTTGGCATACTTGACCGCCTGCTGTTCCCGCTGGAGGGAGAGGGCGGCGTCGTTCTGTCCGGCGGCGTAGGCCGCGAAGCGCTGGGCCTCCGTCAGGCGGCTGCCGTAGTCGCTGTCCACCTTTGCCATGTCTGCGCCGTTGATGCCCGCCTCGTAGTAGGAGGCGAAGCCTGCGTAGTAGTCGTCGGCCCGCACGCTGCCGTCGTAGCTGGCGGAGAGGGCCTTGGCCCCGTTCTCGCCCAGGCTGGCCGCAGCGTCCCGCACGCGGCGGATGTCATACGCCTGCTGCGCCACAGGGCGCTGGTGCTCCACCTGCATGGCGGGGCGCACGGCCTCCTGCGTGGCCGTCTGCCGGGCTTCCGTTGCGGCGGGGGCAGTTTCCCTCGCGTTCGTAGAAACGTCGCTCTGCGTCCTTGCAAGGGCCGCCACGGCGTTCTTGACGGCCTTGCGCTGCTGGCTCTTGGTCATGCCGTCCTGTACCACCTGACCCGCCGCCTGCTCCAGGGCCGCCATGGCATCCTGGTCAGCCAGAATACGGTCCGCCATCTTTCCGTGGATGCTTCCGTTCTGGCTTGCCTGCTCCGCTGCCTGGGTCAGCAGCTCATTGGCCGCCGTGGCCTTGGGTGTCGCTTCTGTCTGCGGTGTGGGAGCGGTGGTCTCCTGCTGGGCGCCGGTTTCGCCCACGTTGTAGTGGTAGGTGGCCGGGGTGATAACGCCGCCCATCATACCGGAGGCCGCGCCCACAAGGAAGTCATACAGGGAGTTTTCCAGCGTCTCTCCGGCACTGGCCGCGTCTCCGCCGTAGATGCGGGGCATCTGCCACTCCATCCAGTCTCCGACGAACTCCTCCAGTCCCTCACCGACCGCTCCGGCTCCGAAGGTCAGCGCTCCGCCCAGCACGCGCTTGCCCGCGTCCGTCTTTGCGAAGCGGTTCACAGCAGAGCGGATGCCCCGCTCCACGGCGTCGTCCAATGCGCCGCCGCCATAGGCCTGGCTGAACGGCAGGGCGATGTTGAACATCTTCTCCGTAAAGACTTCCTTTGCGGCGGAGGCCGTGCCATAGAGCACCTGCTGCTCCAGGGTGGAGTTGGGGTTGTCCTGCCGGGCCTGCTGCGTTCCGCCGCCGAACGCACGCATGGCAAAAGCTCCCATGCTGCCCGGCGTTCCCAGCAGGGCGTTGGCCGCTGTGTCCAGCGCTGTCTGGGTCATGGAAGCGCCTGCGTCCACCAGCACACGGCCTACGCCGCCCAGCCCTTCTTTGGCCCGCTCAATGTCCTGGGTAGAGGATTGCTGGATGTCGTCCGCCAGTTCATAGCTGGCCTGGGTCGCTTTCTGCTGCACCTGCTCGTCCAGCACCTTCGCCATCGCGTCATACTTCCGCTGCCAGTCGTCGATAATGTACTGCTGGCTCTGGATGTCCCGCTCGTTCCAGCTTCCGGGCTTTTCCTTGTTTTCCGCCAGCATGGCGTCCATGTCCAGCTTGGCCCGCTCCAGGTTGTGGGAATATTCCGCCAGGTACTCCCGGTTCTGCGCGTCGCGTCCGCCCTGGCCCATGGCGTAGAAGGTGCTCATGGCGTTGCTGTTGGAGGCCAGGGACCCCTTGGCCCCGCCTCGGATGGTGTCTCCCAGGCGGGAGAAGAAGCCCCGCTTCTCCGCAGGCTTTTCCGCCGTGACCTGCGGCACGGTGGGCAGTTCTGCGTTTTCCCGCTTTAAGGTCAGCCCGCCAGCCTGCCAGGTCTGCGTCCTCCTGGCGGGGGCGGCGGACGGCGCAGCAGCCGGGGCGGTATTCGCCCCGGTCGTCTGCTTGTTCTCCTCCTGCTTTCTGCTGCCGCTGGTCCAGATTTTCCCGGTCCCGGTCTGCTTTAAGGTCAAAGCCATAATCTACTCCCTCCTCACGAAAGGTCAAAACCGAACAGCTTAAACTTACGCTTAAGCGTTGCCAGTTCGCTGTCGGTGAGGCCCGCCTGGCTGATTTCATTAAGAAGCTGTTCCACGCTGGAATAGCTGCGCCCGTTCCAGGTGAAGATGCCCTCGTCCTGGTCCCAGTCCAGGCTCGTCTTTCCACCGCTGCCGCTGCCCTTGCCGCCCTGGTTTTTCATCCAGTCGGCGTAATACCCGGCCAGCTTTCCGGCCTGGGTGGTGTTGTACCCGGCGGACAGCAGCCAGGCGTATGCGTCGCCCTCGCTGCGGATGCCCGCCTTGTACATTCCTGCGTACACGTCCTCGCTGGCGCTTGAGCCGCCTCTCTTGCTTCCGCCGGAGCTGCCGCCTCTGGAGGACCCACCGCCGGAGCGAACGGATGCCTGTGCCTTGTTGTATGCGCTCTTGAGGCCCGCGATCTCCTGGTCCGTGTACCCCAGGGCCTTGTAGCCGGAGAAGTCGCCGCCCGCCGCGAGGGTCTGGGCCTTTGCCAGCGCCCGGTTGTACTCCGTCTCGTCCTTGTAGGTCTCCCGGTTGTAGGCGGTCTCGTCCTCGTAGCGCTTGTCCGCGATCTGGTCCCGGCCCACGGAATAGTTCCACTCGTTGTTGTAGCGCTCGTCGCCGATATTGTCCCGATGCACGCCGTAGTCGAAGCTCCGGTCCGTGTTGTACTGGGCCAGGAGGTCGGCGTACTTTGCGTAGTCGCCCTGCTCCAGGGCCACCAGCATTTCCAGGTTTGCCCTCTGGGTGTTGCCCTCGTCCTGGTACATGGAGTAGGCAAGCTGTTTCAGCTCCGGGATTTTATCGGCAAGCGCCCCCATGTAGTTGTCATAGGTCTGCTGCGCTGCGCTGCCCGCATAGCTGCTTGCAAGGCCGCCTGTGCGGGCGCTGACCTGCCCCAGGGTGTCCTGCATCGCCCGCTCGCCGTTGCGCGTGTAGCTCTCCTTGTACTGCTGATAGGTGGGGTCCTTCTCCGGGTCGTAGCTGAACGCCTCCCGGTTAAGGATTTGGCGGGTTAGGTCGTCAATCTGGTTCTGGTAGCGGCTGGTGTAGGTGGGGGCCGCCTCGTAGGAGAAACCGCCGCCTCCGTTTCCTCGTCCGCCGCCGCCCATCTCCAGGGGGATGTAGCGGCTGCCGTCGCTGTCGCCGGAATAGCCGTAGTTGCTGCGGATGCGCTCCACATAGTCGTGGGCGTCTGCCCAGGTCGTTTTGCCTGCCGCCGCTGCCGCCCGGACCTCCGCCGCGCTCCGCAGCTCGTCATTGGAAAAATGCTCCTGGTCATATACGCTGCCGCCGTAGCTGCCCCGGTCGCTGCCGCCGCCGCCCACCGTGTCGGCGCTGGGCGCGGCGGCCTTGCCGGTCTTGCTCCCGGTTTTGATGGCGCTGGTGGCATAGCCGTTCTCGTTATAGCTGATGTTGTAGCCGCCCTTGGAGACGGTCTTGCCCGCCAGGTCTTTGTTCCTGGACATATCGGGTTTTGCCATGTCGGATTACCTCCTCTTTCAGTTGGTTTTCTGCTCCAGCGCCGTCACGCGGGCTGCCAGCTTGTTGTACTCGCTGCCCAGTGTGCTCACGCTCTGCTGCACCCCGGAGAGGGTGGTTTGCAGGCTGGAGACCTTGCTGTTCAGCCCCTCCACACTGGTCTGTATGGCGGTCATGCTCTTTTGAAGCTGCCCCAGCATGAAGTCCAGATTTTCTTGCAGGTTTCTGGTGTAGTTGCACAGAGATTTTACGGTCCCGTTCACGTCGTTGCGGTCAAACGAAGGAGGGGAGCCGGGGAGGGTGGTTGCCATGCCCTGTCACCCCCTTAATATTCGCTGCCCAGGGCGAACTCCCGGATGATGCTCTTGACCAGGCATCCGCCCTTGCCGGACAGCCGGATGCGGAAGTTGTCACACCGCACCGGCAGGATGGGGACTTGCAGGGTCTTGGCCCGCTCGTTGTGGGTGGAGAACACCTGTCGGAAGGGCTTGCCGTCCGTGCTGATCTCCACCTTGAGCCAGGCACCGGCCTCCAGGTCCGCCCGCAGGTACAGCTTGGAATAGCACTTGCGCCCGTGGCTTGTCTCGTCCATCTGGCACAGCGTTGCGCTCCAGTTCACCAGGCCCTCCTCGGAGTAGTCCTGCCCGGTGGTCATCAGCTTGCCCGTGGCCCCGTCCAGGAAGTAGAGCGTCCCGTCCAGATAGGCCCAGTCCAGCGCGTGGGTCGCGTCCTCCCGCAGCCAGATGGCCCGCAGCGTATCAAAGACGTACAGCTCCCAGTCGCCCTTCTCCGTCCGCATGGAGATGTAGTAGCGCTCGCCGTCCGTGCCGCCCACCGCGTCGAAGAAGCGCCGGGTCCCGAAGTTCTCCGTCAGCAGCTCCGGGGTCCCGCCGGAGTAGGCGTACACGCCGTTGCGGCCCTTGTAGAACAGCGTCTCGTTGATGACGGCCAGGGACTTCTCGCTGCCCTTCTGGATGCCGGGCACTGTGTAGGTGTAGATTTCATACTGCGCCGGATAGCTGCCCAGGACCTTGTGCAGGCAATTCTCTTTCCAGAACAGCACCGTGCTGGAGTAGGCGATGCACCCGGTGAACTCGCCCTCTGTGCCCACGGCCACGGCGTAGCTGTCCGTGGACACCCCGTCGTAGACGTAGAAGTTGGTCGGGTCGCCCAGGGCGCTGGCGTAGATGGTCTTGCCCTCCGCGCCCCAGATGCGGTTATCGCACTCGCAGATGCACGTCAGGTCCGGCACCTTCCGCTCCAGCATCACCGTCCCGGCCTCCACGCCGGTCTTGGTGAAGATGTCCTTGGTGAAGGTCAGCTCCCGCGCCTCCAGGGAGCGGATGATGTGGCTGCCATTGTTCGCGGCGCAGGTCGTACAGCCGGAGATTTCGATTGCGTCTCCGGCCTTGAAAAGCTCGTCGAAGCCTGGGTATTTGTGCAGCGCCGCCGTGTGCAGCAGATAGGTGATCTGGTAGGTCCCGTCGCTCTGCTTTGCGCTGCTCTGCACCACCATGTACTCCTTGGAGCTGTCGCAGTCGTATTGAATGTAATCGCCCGCCTTGAGCTTGTCCGGGGTCCCTGCGGTCCCGCCGCTCATAGTCAGCGCTCCCGTGGTCTTGTTCACGCTGGCCCCGGTGTAGGCGGTGATGGATGTGTCGGCGGCCACGCTGCCCTTGGTCTCTGCGTTTTCCGCCGCCTGGTCGATATAGCTCTGCTCCGGCACGGTCAGGGTGTTGGCCGTGAAGGTCACGTCGCCGGGGAAGCCGGGGTATTCCGCCGCCAGCATCCCAAACTTCTCTGCCTCCGTGTCGTAGTAGACCTTATCGGGGAAAATGACGATTTTGGTGTTGATGGTGGCAAACTGCTTTTCGCCCGCAGTCACATGGCCCACCACCTTGCCGTCATAGAGAAAGTCGGTCCCGTCCACCACGCACAGCTTTCCCCGTGCGTACAGCCCCGTGGGACTGGTGTAGGTTCCGGCGGTCTTGCGCCCGTCCCGCTGACTGAGGCACGGGAAGCGGGCGGAGGAGAGGCCCCAGCTCTCTGCCAGCTCGCCGTCCCCGGCCCCCTGGCCGTAGTTCAGCCCGGCAAAGGCGATGATCTGCTTGCGGTTCTTGCCGGTCGCCGCCGTCATGTATGGCAGGTTCATCTCGCCCCTCCTCCTAAAATAGACCCGTCAGACCCCCGCCGCCGATGGGCAGGTGTCTGCGGTGATACTGTTTCCGCCATTCGTCCAGCGCTGCGTTGTACGCCAGGGCGGAGTTGTTGTAGTTGTCGGCCTCCCGGTTGTAAAAGTCCACCTTGCTCATAAGGTACAGGTCGTACAGCCCGTCGTAGGGGGCCTCCACCAGCAGGGGCTTGTCCCCGTCCTCCGGGAACGCCTTGGGAAAGTCCGGCAGGGCGGGCCAGCCGCCCCCCCGACCCCGGGTGCTGTCCATCACCCGGTCATAGGTGATTTCCGTCCCGCCGCAGGTGGGACAGACGGCGACGGGTCCCTTGGCCCCGCGCCCGCTCGTGAGCTGGTGCCGCAGGATGGTCTCCCGGTAGAGCTGTCCGTCCAGCTCCAGCAGCCACGCCGCCTTGGTCTCGTCGTCGATGGCGTCCGGCCTCGCCCGGTTCACCCGTTCGATAACTTCATTGATGCTCGGCATACCGCCGCCTCCTCTCATAGAATTTGCCGGGCAGCGGCACGCCGCCGCCCGGCTTTCTGGGTGCTTCTCTTACACCGCGCGGACCCACAGGCCGTTGTTCTTCACATACAGCCCGCCGTCGTTGCCCGGCACGCTCTCAACCGTGTAGCATCCATCGCTGTCTGTGCTGTCAGATACAACGATAGAAGATTTAAGATTAAAAGCGGGACGCGGCGCGAAGTAGGCGTCGTACACGTAGTCGCGGTACACGGTGCCGCCGGTGCTGATGATGCACGCGTGGCCGCCATTCGAGTCCGGGGAGCGCAGGCCCCAGCTGACGGCGGTCGCCGTCTCGTCCAGATAGGCGATGCGCTTTGCGTTGTCGGAGAAATAGCTGAACGCCTTGCCCTCCGTCTGCCAGCCGCTCACGCCCGCCTCCGTGCAGGAGAGGGCAAAGCCCTTGCGGTAGATCGTGTGCAGCGTCGCCACCTGGTTGCCCTCCGCCACCACAATGGGGACGTGGACCAGGCACTCCCGGATTTTCTCGTCCAGTTTCAGCGGCCAGATGCCGTCACAGAAGTTGTCCAGGGTGCAGCCGAAGTAACGGTTTTTGTAGCCGTTGCTGTCGGATGCGTTCCATGCGATCTCACTGAAAGCATCCTTGCGGATAAGGGTCACGCCCGTGCCGGTGCCGTAGTGGTCATTGTCCAGCTTGATGAACTTGGTGGGCTTGCTGTTTTCCGCCAGCTTCACCAGGCTGCCGTTTGCCAGATTGGAAAGTAACTGTCCCATATCGTTTTGTTCTCCTTTCGTCAGGTCCGGGCCGGGCAGCGGGGATGCCCGCCGCCCGCCTGGCCTCGTCTGCGCGGTCCAGAGCCATCAACAACCTGGACCGCATTTCTCTGCGGAGCTGCTTTGTGTCGCCGTGCTTGGCGTGCGCCTCCCAGGCGGTAAAGCTCTCCATGATTTTCTCCCGCGACACCTCGCCCGCCGCGTACTGCTTCTCCCACAGCCGGATGCGTCGTTTCATCCGCTTGATGGAGGAGTAGCGCAGCTTGCTGACCACCTGGCCCGTCCGGGTCAGATAGGTGTGGAAGCCGCAGAAGTCGATGCCGTTTTGCAAGGGGAAGATGTTGGTCTTGTCGTTCAGCTCCAGGCCCAGCTTGGCAAATTCAAGCCTTGCAAGGCGCAGAGCCTCAACCGCTGTCGCCTTATCCGGGCAGATCACATACCAGTCGTCCATATACATCCCTGCCAGCGGCAGGTGCAGCTTCTCACCCACATAGTGCATGAAGGAGCTGACGTAGAACACCGCGTAGATGTGGCTCGTCTGGTGCCCCAGGGCCAGGCCCTCGTCCACGGCGTCGATGTATCGCCACATCAGCGCCCGGATGTCCGGGTCGGGAAACCGGGGTTCCAGCGCGGCCTTGAGCCGCCGGTGGTCGATGCTCTGGAAGAAGTGGCGGATGTCGCCCTTGATGACCCAGCCCTCGGCGTAGTCCCATTCCTCCATGGGCCGGTGGGGCAGACCGGCGGCCTTGCGTGCTGCCTCGTCCGCGCCCTTCCGCCGCAGGAAATAGGTCCTCATGTGCCGTTTCAGCATCTCCAGCCCGTAGTGGGTCCCCTTGCCGTACTGGGCCGCGTAGGTGTTCAGCGCGAAGCTCCGGGCCAGCTCGTCGTAGACGATGTAATCCGTGAGCGCGTGCTGCACCACCTTGTCCCGGAACGTCGGGGCCTGGATAAGCCGCTTCTTGGGTTCGTAGATATAGAACGCGTCCAGCGGGTCCGGCTGGTGCGTCCCTTGCAAAAGCGATTTTGAGAGTATCAGCAGCTCCTCGATTGCGCTGTACTCAAAGGGTGCCGTACTCTTTTTGCCCCTCTTGCACCGTCTGGCCCGGTGGTAGGCCGTCCATAGGGTGTCAAAGGAGCATAGTTCCTGATAGGTCATATCACACATCCTTGCTTGGTTTTCGGATGGTGGAGCGCAGGTCCGGCATCGCTGATAGCAGCCAGTATCTCCCTCCGCCGGAGGTGTCCGGGGCTTTCCCCGGTAGCGAGCCTGGCAGCGTCGGTGCCATGTGTTTATCCCCCGTGTTCATGTCCACGGACGACGGGATATAGCCTCCTTTGATGATGGGCCTCTGCTTTCGCCGCAAGGGCTACTTGTACACGGTAATTCCATCAGAGCGGGACGCGGCGCGAAGTTGGCGTTGTACACGTTGTTGTTGTTCACGGTGCCGTCGGTGTTGATGTTGTACGCGTTGTTGTCATTCGAGTACGGGGAGCGCAGGCCCCAGTTGACGGCGCGAACAGGCTATACCCCAATGAAAGGCAGCTATCGCCGCCGAACATCCTCTCTCGCCTGGGCAGCGCGGCTCCGGTCCTTCTCGTACCAGGCGGCGCACATATAGCGCACCGTCATCACCGCCTTGCTCCAGGTCGCGGCCTTTTGGCCGCTCACGCCGGGGTATTGCTTGCTTTCTGCCATCCGCAGTATCTTCCGCTCCAGCTTCTTGCACGCGCAAAGGGCCTCACGCTGCATCGCCAGCCGCTCCGCCGGTCTCTCCCGCAGGTCAATGAGGTTTGCGCCCTCAATGCACGAGCAGATGGCCTCTGCACCGTTCATCAGGGCCGTTCCGGTGGTGTAGCGGTATTTCTTGGGGATGACCTTCTCATTGGCGCAGGCGTCTGCCGTGTAAAGCCACATATCAGCCGCCTTGTTGCCCAGCTTGAAGTCATCGGTCTGTCTGTCAGCCATCGGGGCACCCTCGCTTTCGTGCTGCATCCAGCAGCTCGTCGCAGCCCTCTGCCTCCAGCACCAGGTCCGGTCCCAGCCGGATGGTCACGGTCTCGCCGGTGGGGGAGCGCCCGGTCAGCACCAGGCTGTCCTCCCGGCACATCCGGCAGGGCTGCTCCAGCTCTGCCAGGAGGTTGGAGATCAGGCAGGAAGCCTCCGCCCAGTCCTTACACGCTGCCCGCCGCATCCATGGCCTCCACGGGAACTTTGTCAACTACGGCCTTGTCCGCGCTGGGAGCTTCGTCAACCACGGCCTTGCCCGCGCTGTTGGCCTCCAGGGTCATCTTGAGGGTGGTAAGCTGTTCGTTGAGGCGTGCAAGGGCGCTCTGGGCGCTTTCCTTCTCGCTCTTCTCGTGGGACAGCTTGGCCTCCAGCTCCGCCACCTGGGCCGTCAGGGCGGCAACATCGCTGTCCTCGCTGGTGCGGGTCAGTTTCAGCCCGTGGGAGACCACGCGGAAGGGGCCGGTGTAGGTCGCCGTGGTGCTGCCGTCCTCGGCCAGCACCTCAATGGGACCGGCACAGAACGCGGCCAGAGCCTCGTCGCTGATGCCGCCGGGCAGCTCTGCCACCACGGCCTGGCGGGGGACCCCGCCGATGTTCTCCGTCACCACCGTGAAGCCCTTGTCGCTGATGGTGTGATTGCCTGCTTTAATCATGTTCGTGTCCTCCTCTTATCCGATGTTGATGTAAACGTCGCCGTTGGCCCCCAGGCTGGAGGCGGGAGCGCCGCTGCCGAAGTAGATGTTGCGGAAGCCCTTGGTGCTGCCGCTGGTGGGCGACACGCCGGACACGCCGCCGGTGAACGCGCCGCCCGTCTTGGGCATTTTCTGGTCTGCATAGGCAAAAATGTCCTGGGCTTTGCCCTTGGGGTCATAGACCGCCTTGGTCATGTCGCCGGGGTTTACAGCGTCCGCGCCCTTGGGGATGCCGAAGTCGAAGATGGGGGCAGCGTCCGGGCTTCCGGCCCGCCGCTTCACCGTGGCCGCACTTCCGGCGGCCAGCGTGGTGGTCGTCCCCACCTGGATGTTAGGGGTAGAGCCGTCAGCACCGGCGGGTCCCTGTGCGCCGGTCGCGCCGGTCGCGCCCTTGGCCCCGGTCTCACCCTGGGGTCCCTGGATGCCCTGCTCTCCCTTCGGGCCTTGAGCGCCGGTCGCACCCTGCGGGCCTCTTGCGCCCTGCACGCCCTGGGGTCCCTGCGGACCCACAACCTTGCCCAGATCAATGGTAGGCATAGATGGTTCCTCCTTCCGTCAGATGTTTAGGCATAGATGCCCTGCATCGTTGATGTAATAGTCCGGGGCCTCGTTGCCGGTGTAGGTACACAGCAGATGCCCCTCGTCGGTCACGCTGAAATTGACCATGCCAGCCGTCTGCACGGCCACGCCGTCGATGCCGCGCGGCCCTTGCGGCCCCTGCACGCCCTGGGGTCCTTCCGGTCCCGTGGGTCCAACCGGGCCAGCAGCGCCTTGAACGCCCTGGGGTCCCTGGATGCCTTGGATGCCCTGGACGCCGCGCTCGCCGGTCAGTCCGCGCTCGCCCTGGATGCCCTGCTTGCCGGTCTTGCCCTGGGGTCCCTCTGCGCCCTGTTCTCCCTGGTCGCCCTTGGAGGCGATAAGCAGCCAGTGGGCACCCTCCACGCCTCCGGCCACATCCAGCTCCGGGGCCACGCCCTTGCACGCTGCCTTGCAGATGTAGGAGCTGCCCAGCCTGCTCACCTTCTGGAGGGGCAGATAGGTCTTTGCGCTGTCATAGGTTTCCCACACCTTCACGGCCTCCTCGGCCTGCTCCAGCGCCTCGATGGCGTTTCCCACCAGGGTGCTCACCTGGGGTACAATGCCGTCGATCTGGGTCTGGAGCTGCTGCGCCTGGGTGGGCGTCGGCTCTTTCGGCGTGGTGTAGGCGTCGTTCGGCTTCACCAGCAGATGGTCCGTCACCGTGATGGCAACGGCGGTGGGGTTGCTCTCCCGGAAGCCCTCAATGGTAAAGCTGCACCAGCCCTCCAGGGCCAGCGGCTCCGCCGGAATGGCCGTGTCGAAGGTCAGCGGGTCCTTCTTTGCCACCAGGTCCTCCACGCTGTTGTACAGCAGCACCGCCACGGGGCTTTCGCCCAGGGCGTTGCGCCAGATGATGCGCTTGGAGAACGCCTCCCAGTCATCGCTCATAACGATGTGCAGGCCGGTCACATTGGCCTCGCCCTGCACGCCCGCGTTCTTGCTGTCCTTGCGGACAAATTCGCCGGTCACGGTCACATTGATGGTCCTGTCCATAGGGGGTCTACCTCCTTTCTGTATGATAAAAGGCGCGGCGGGGCGGAAGGGTCGGTCCCTCCATACCTCGCCGCGCCGTGTCGCAGCCGCTTTTAGGGTCTCGCGGTGTGCCTGTTCAGTTAGATGTTGCGGGCCTTGGCCTCGGCAGCGTAGGCGCTGCTCTCGCGCTCAATGAGGTTTGCGGTGGCGTTGTCCTGGGCCATGCTCTGCTCCAGGACCTCCGCCACATAGGCGGGCACCTGCACGGTCTCGCCGCGCTTGATCTGGAAGCTGCGGCCATTGACGGCCACAAAAACGTCATCCTTGTACTTGTCGTTGTCCTTGAACAGACGGATGGGCACAAGGTCGTTCGGCTTGGGCGCGGCGGGGGCGGTCTCTTTTGCCGCCTCCAGGGTCTCCTTGGCTTTGGCCTGGGCCTCTGCCACAATGGCAGCAGCTTCCGCCTTGGCCTTGGCGATGATGTCCTCCGCCTCGGCGGCGGGGGTAGCCTGCGTGGTGGCCTGCTGCTCATTGGCAGGAGCTTTTTTTTTTGGCGGCCTTGTGTTTGACCGAGA